GTTATTCTTGACAACTCTTCTTCCGCATCTTCTGGTAATGGTTTTTCTTGATTAGGCATAGATACACCAAGATTTTTCTCTATCTCTTTTCTATATTGAAATGCCACATGTTCTGTTATGTGTGCTGATAAAGCTGCTTGTATTGCACCTGCAAATGGTGACTGCCCTACAATTTCTTTTATCTTTGGATCATTGGCTGCTGCCATATGAACTCTTATATGTGCTTCATGATCTTGATACTTGAATGCTTTTACTGGCTCTTGTTTTAACATTGCCATGTTTTCTGTAACTGGGTCTGCAGGCTTAATATCATCTTGTAGTTTAATTATTGAACTTGCATCTTGTATTCCAAGAACCTCAAGCATTTGTCTGTGAAGCTTACCCATGTCGTAAAGTTGAGGTGCTTGCTGTGCAAGCTGTAGAGCTGCTTGGTACTGCATAACTCTTTGTGACATTGTTGCTGCGTTAGGATCAGATACTGGTATTACATCTATGCGATCGTCAAAGTCTTTTGTTCTAGAAAAGTCTCCTTCCATCTCATAAGCATATGTATCATCCATGTAATCCTTGATAACATTAGCAAGTAATCTTAGCTCATTCTTTAATGCTGCATGAAGTCTAGCCTGTACACCAGACATAACTTTCATTGACCTTTCCATCAAAGCAAGAGTTGTCCCAACAGGTGCTTGGGCGTTGATGTCCCCAACCTGTATATCGGCTACCGACCCTATTCTTCTTCCTTCGTCAACGATATTTCCAAGTAATTGGTACAATACTGATGACGGCTCTTTGTAAGGAATGAAAGTAATAGCGTCACGGATCGCACCACCCGGGACATCAACGTCACGGAATTCACCCGGCATGAGAGGCGAATCATCCCCTTTGATACGAAGACCCCTAGCTTTAAGACCAGCAGGCAGATTCGACAACGTACCGGCATCGATAAGTTGTCTGAGAATTGAGGTTGCACTTTTTGCAAGTCCTCCGATGAGGTGTATAAGTCCTGTACCGTAAAAGCCCAACCCGGGGAGATACCTGTAGTGGACAAAGTACTGTCTCTTTCTTTTCTTGTTGTCATCTTCGTAATAGTTCCTTCTTATGGATAATATCTCTTTGGATGATTTATCTATTGTGATAACGTAAGGTCTTGCTATACCGTCTTCTTCCTCAAACGGTTTTGGCATTTCCATTTCCACATGCATCTCAAGAAGAGTATGCCTGTCATCATCCTCAATAGTTGCAGATTCACCCTCTAATTCGTCATATTTTTCCTGTATATCTGAGAAATCTGGCTCTGGTTCCGGTAACTCTATGTCACGATAAAAACCATTATTCATTAACTTTGCGATATCATTGTATGATTTTTTCATCACATGTGTGTATCTTTCACATGTCATAAGATCAGATGCGCCATATGAAACAACAAAGTCCTCTGCAGGTACAAACATTGCACAAGGCCTTTCCATGATTGGGTCATAATAAACTTTCTTAAAAGCTGAACCAGCTAATGGAAGTTTAAATAACATCTGTTCTGTTTCGTCACGGTATTCTGTCATCTCTTCAGTAAGAAGATAATTCATCTCATTCTCAACTCTAAGAGCCTGCTCTGTTTTTTCCACAGACATCTTGCCAAGTATCTTAGTTCTCACTGGGCCAGAAGCAGGGTATATCTCTCCCATAGCCTGTGCCTGAAATCTAACTATTGATTCTGTAAGTATTGGATGGAACACTCCTGATGAACCAGCCCAAGGTTGCTGTCTTTCTTCTATCTTCAATCCAAGTAAATCTAAACCCTTAACGTAACTCTTTGCCCATTCACTTCTTGATTGTTGGTCTGTTTGAAAATTACCAAGTAACTCACTAGCCATAGACTGCAAATCACTTTCATCTATTTCTTCTGCAAGGTTCCTGTCAAAATCACCTCCTGTAATTTCATCTACCTGCTCTCCAGTAAAATCTATTATCATTCCTCCATCTTCTGTTTCCACTGAAACAGCATCAGGGTTTTTGGCTGTAACCTCTTCAGGATTTACTATTTCTACATTTATATCTTCATCAATAACATCATCGTCAGCAGTAAATGGAATCATAGGTTTTTCAATAGCCATTCTAATTTCCTCTAGTAATATTCAACTGGTCTTCTATATTTCGGCTCATCATCCCAGTCATCCATAGTTGTTCTTATCCAACCACCTTGCCTGAATCTTAACAGCGCTTGTGTAGTTGAGTCAACCAAGTCATCATGATCTCCTGCTGGAAACGCTGCACATTCTTCAATAACTTCTTCCGCCCATCTTGTAGGTGGATACCAAACTACGCCACTTGCAAACAGATCAGTAACACCGTTTACCCTAGCTATCTTATCCTGTCCACGGCTTGGTGTAAACTCTGTAACTGGTATTCCCATAGCACGAAGCTCAAAAATCAAGGGTGAGCCTGCTGCTTTTGCCTCAACAATCATCTGATCTGGCTCAAATTCCCAGTATTTATCATAGGCTGCACGTTTTAATTCAGGAAATTCTAGCTTTTCTTTGTAGGAATCTATCAATATCAGGTTTGGTATCTCATTACCGTCATCATCAGGGTGGTGAAAGATGCCCCACGTTGTGCAAGCACTATAATCCGCTCTTTGCGTTTTTAAGAAGGCTGTGTCCCATGATTGGATTATGGAGTCACATGGGGGTAAATCTTTTTTATCCCACTCCTGCCACCATTCACGCTTGATTAAAGCACCTTCTTCCGATGTAGGGTCCTGTTGGTACTGTGCATTCCACTTTGATACAGGTAATTCAGCTTTTAGTGCGTCTAATTCTGCACCGCTCCAAAATTCAGGCCATAATGGCTTGCCTGAAGGCATAATTGCAGGTAATTGTATGACTTCCCACTCATTTGAGCCTTCTCTTTCGGTAGATTTGTTAATTATTTGCCCTGTTAGGTCTCTTTTTGACCATCTTGTCATCACAAGTATGATTGCACCACCCGGTTGAAGTCTTTGACGGGGCCCAGAGGTGTACCATTCGTAAACTTTGTTATAAACTTCAGGATTATACTCACCCATTGTGGCTTCTTGCTCTGAATGTGGGTCATCAATGATAAGAATATCAGCACCTTTACCTGTAACGGCACCTCCAACACCTATCGCGAAGTAATCACCACGCTTATTTGTGTTCCATCTACCTGCGGCTTTACTATCTGTGGATAATTCTATGCCGGGAAATACATTTTGGAAGTCTTCGTTCTGTATTAAGTTACGAACCTTACGGCCAAAGCCAACTGACAGCTCTGCAGTGTGTGCTGTCTGGATAACTTTCTTATCTGGATACATTCCCAAGAACCATGCAGGAAATAAATAACTGGCAAACTCTGACTTGGTGTGACGGGGTGGCATATTTATTATCAATCTTTTTAATTCACCCCGGGCTACCCTCTCAAATGCCTCTGCCATAATCTCATGATGCCTCCCATGAATAAATGAAGGCCACATCAAATTAACAAAAGGCAGAAACTCTTTTCGTGCCTGTTCCTTTTCCTGAATTTCACTAAGCTCTTCAACTAAAGCTAAAATCTCTTTTTGTTTCTCTGGAGAAAACTGGTCTAACTTCTTAGATGCCGATTTTATTATTTTAGATAGATCATTCATTTTCGTTTATGCATTCACTAGGCTTGTTATCAACAATCCTCTGAGCAAGATCAATCATCCATAAACATTCTTTTGTGTCTACAGCAGAAACAATGTGCAAAGACCTGTCACCATTGTCATCAGTAACCCATCCAATAACAACAGGCTCTTCTAGCTCAGGGTAATCTCCCTCAACCTCTTCTGAGAAAATATTTTGTTTTCTAAAGTCGTCTAGATTTATAACGTTGTCTGTCAATCGAAAAATCCCAACTAGTTATATAATACTAGTTATAACTAGTATTGTTATACTAGTATAAATAAACATATATACTAGTAATAACTAGTAGGGAACCCCCTAAATCAATTTTTTTTTACTTTTTTTTATTGGTTTTTACATATATGGGCATGTGGGGGCATTAGATTCTAGAAAAATATTAGGGGTGACCCCCTCTTGACAGAATTTATAATTTTAGTGTGCAACATAAACTACGCGCGTGCGTAGGGGGCGACCAACATACGGGGGTATACGGGGTAGGTGGGGTAGCTAGAAGTCGAAATTAACTTTTAGGGGAGGCGAAATTATACAAACTTCTAGGCTAATCACCTAGCAACTTTTGTAACTTATCTTTTAAATCTTGTTCTATTTCTTCAGTACTGCGATCAGCTTGTTTTGTTTCCATCTCAACCTTATCACTAAACATTGAAACAGTTTTACCTAACAACTCTAACGCTCTTATTCTACTCGATGCATTGTCAGCCTGATCAGCCTCTTCAGTTAACCTTTTCAATACATACTCTTCACGCCTGACCGCTCTCGTCAACTTATCTTCCTCTAATCTCTTTTGAATATCTTTAATCCTCTTGGATACCTTATGGTTAGCCATTAAAGCGGATGCCATACTCCAAATAGTTTTATCTAATGTATTAGGGCTTACATTATAGACCGCTCTATAAGCATCGCTTGCAGTCTTTCCCTCTTCAGCTACAAGCCTCGCAAACTCTGACTGTTTTGCGGTTATTGGTTGTTCTTTTTGTCTTGTTGATTTGAACTCTTTTTGAGTGCCTCCAACTATTTTCAACTTTGGTTTTTTATCGTCTTTTTTGTCCGCCATAATTTTACTTCCTATTATTAAAAAATAAGCCACTCAGAAGTTAGCACCTCATTCACTTACTGTAAATATTTTCTCATTTCGTGAAACTATCTTTAATAGCCCATACAAGCCCATACAGAGATAAAAGGTGTTATAGGCTACGATATATCATAAAAGTTTGTTTCGCAGTTTTTGGCTTGGGGCTTACGTTACAGAGCATCATTAAAAAAAGATTAAAATAATTCAATTTATTTACAAGAAAAACAGTCTCTCAATCTTATTAATTATGAGTTCGGAAATTTTCTAAACTCATTCGTAATAGTTAGTACAACAACAAAAGAAAGCGAGACAATGAGAAAAAAACTTACAGTAAAAATAACATACGAAAACAAAATAAAAGAACTAGAGCAAGAAATACACGAAATCCTATTAGATCAGGAGATCGAAAACGACATAAAGCCAAGTGATATCAGATGCCCTTATTATGGATGCGGGGCAACATTCCCAAGTTCTATATTACATGATACTGAGTTTTGTCCTGAGTGTGAAGAGCCTTTTGATCATGACGATATCGAACTGCATCTAGAATAAAATATTTTGGGGGCAGTTTTTATTGCCCCCAAAAGTTTAATTTAACTTTTACAGAAGTTTAGAAAAAATATATTTGGCGGTCAGCAACAGTTACAAGGAACATTTACATTTATTTACGTTTATTTACATAAAAGGGCTTGTATATACATTAGCTAATTGCTATATAAAAAGGGTCAAGGCAACTTCCTTGGGACTAAACGGCGATAGAGGTAATCAGCCCCTCTTCCTGAACGACTTAGAACCTCGTCAGACGATAAAAAGATCAGCCAAGATTTGAGGATGAGGCTATTTAGAGAATTTACGGATAGTCTACGATT